CGGCATCTGAAACCATAGTGTTGTTGGCTGTTCCGCTAGTTGCTGCAGTGATATTTGTAGGGTTAATTTGACTTGCAGTATAGTAATTTCCCTGTGAAATAACTGTTTTATTGGCATCGTTAATAGAAGTACCGGCAGTAAGTGAGGTAGTAGCTCTAGCTGTGTAAGTAAAGTTTGTGTTAACGCTAAGAGTTTCAATTACAAATGTACCATTCGCAATAGATTGAAAAGTATCAGTAACTACGATAGGAGTACCTACAGCAAGGCCTGTAGTAGAAGCCAAAGTCACAGTAACGGTACGGTTAGTAATCTTAATGTCTGTATAAGTAATAGGGGTGCTTTTTGGATATACAAATGGACGGTTATTGGTTAACGCCAAGTTCTCCCACTTAGAGACCTGAGTACCATACTCAAAGTCAGTATCAATCAGCGCTTGTGGCGCAGTCATACGAAGTTTATTGGTAGCGTCCAATTGAGGGTTATTTACGGTCATTTTACATTCCTAAATTATTGGTTAAAGCATGAACCTTGTTTAATTTTACGGCATTATTTGGTTATTTAGAGGCTTAACTTATTCTGTAAGTCACATATGCAGGGGTAGCAGCAGACCTTCTAGTTCTAAATCTTGCCGAAGTGTTAAAAAGAACAACCATATTACCGATTACTGTATGATTACCGTTAGCGGTAACTGTTACAGACCCAGAAGCCGCAGTGTTAATCACAGACCATTCAAACGCAACATCTGTAAAAGCACTTTGAAAGTTAGTATCCATATTGGCGGGAGTTGGTAACTGCAAGTTACCTGTAATAGCAGTTGAGTTAATAACTATAAAAGTTAAAAGGTCTGCGGCTGTAAGTAATCTAGCGGTAGTTGTTGTAACAGGGGTTGGCTGCCAAGTAAACAACTTTCCAAAGTTATAAACTAATCCAGCAGTTGAATTAACCCCAATTTGAACGTTAGCAGAACTTGCGCTTGTACCAACTTTAATTGAAGTAGCGCCACCGTCAGTAGCAAGTTTAAGGGTCTTTGCATCGCCACCTGTTCTAGCCATAATGTTAACTGTTCCAGCACCAGGATAACTATCGGAATTACCAATGTTTACTGTTGCGGTACCCGACATGCCAAGATTTACTGTTCCTCCATTTCCTGCGGAGAGTGTAGTAAGTAAAGCACTAGAACCAATGGTTATAGTGCCATAAACAGGAGTACCAAAGGAGGTATTTGCTGCTCCTGTGTCAAGTGTTAAATTTCCAGCAGTAGCGCTTCCGTCAGAACTTCCAGTTAAAGAAGCAGTTCCAGAAGTAATAGTTAAATTTCCGCCTGTTGCATTAACTCCAGAGGTATTTGAAGAAGATGTTGCATTGCCGCCAAGAATAGATATGTTAGATGCGGTAACGGTAGAAGCACTGGTTAAATTTGTTGCTTCAATTCCTGTAATTAGTGTTCCTGCGCCAGTAAACCCAGAACCACCACCTCCACCGCCGGCGGGGGTTGACCAAACACCAGTTCCTGAAAGGTAAGTAGTAGCAGATGCTGTACCAGTAGGCGTATAGGTTCCAATAGCGTTTGTAGAAGTATCCGTAATAACAAATTTTGGAGCAGAGCCAAGGGTTACAGCAGTGGTCAATAAACCAGTATTTGTGATATTTCCGTGTGTGTGAGATGAGGCAGCTCTTGAGGTATCGGTAGGGTGAACGTGGTCTGCTCTTGCATATGTAGCCAATGAACCAATTGTGGCTGTGCCGTCTACTATTGGGTTAGTGCTAGAAGCAACAGGTAAAGAACTAGAGGTTATATAAGCCGAATCATTTGTAAAAAAAGAAACTGCTGTAGGGAACGTTGCAAGACTTTTATCTCCACGTAAATATTGAGCGGTAGTTCCAGCAGTAATCGTAGGCTCTGCATCAGTAATTCCATACCCGCTAAGCGTTGTTGGGGTTGTAGATATTTTAGACCAAGCAAGTCCTGTAATCCAAGATGGGTTAGAATAAGAGCCAGTCAAAGACACCTTGCCACCAATAGACGTAGCAATTGTCGTAGCAAAAGCTGGGTCATTGTTAAGAGCAGTTGCCAGTTCATTAAGAGTATCTAAAGTAGCAGGAGCAGAATTTACAAGATTAGATATTGCAGTTCCAACAAATGCTGGAGTAGCATAGGTTGATGAAGCTGTAGTCAAATCCAGCTTTAAATCTAGTGCAGTTTGAGTTGCCGTAGAAATAGGTTTATTAAGGTCAGAAGTATTATCTACATTAGTAAGTCCTACTTGAGCCTTAGATAAAGACAATAAAGTTTGATTAATACCGATAATAGGTGCGGCAGAAGTTCCTGTATTAATTATTGGACTAGTTACAAGAACGTTAGCAGTAGCTAAAGCCGATACTGTAACTTGAGTAACGGCCGGTGGAGTAACAATAATAGTATCGGTCATTACTGAGTTACCTGCCTAGAGGTAAATACCTGTCCGCGAAGATAAGTAGTAACGCTTGAATCTACTGAAGAAGTAGCTTGGATATCCCAGAAAGAACGAACAGGAAGATTAGCGGTGGTTGTACCCGGCAAACTTAACTGTAGTTTCTTTAACCCTGAGTCATATACGGCTACTGTGAATGCAGCCCAAAGCGTAGGCGAACCTGGATAAGTCCTAATCTGAGCTTTAAACGTTAGCGTTGTAAAGTCAAGGCTGTCAGGGAAGTCTAAGATAACTGAGTAGTTGTCTCCCTGCATCATAACTATGTCGTAGATAGGCACATTGCTAGCAATTACCGTACGGCCGTTTAAATCGTTTTGCATATAGACGCGTTCTGGGCTAGTAGAATCGTCAATTTCTTGAGGCACATAAAGAGGAACAAGTTTATTAGTAGTACGGCTCACTCTACGTAGGCTTCCCATTTCAATTCGCCAAACACCAATATTAAGAGCAGAACATAGAGTACGATACTGTTCTTTGCGGGATTCAATAATTGCGCTAAGTTGACTAAATCTTTGGCTACGAGGGATTGTAACGCCATCAGGAGCTTGAATATTAATATCAAAGGCTGCATCCGTAGCCAGGGCCCAGAGGGCCTCTACGGTCGCTAGGAGGACTACAGGGTATGCTTCTATCTCAGGTAGGGTATCAACGGTTATGGCCCTGTTAAAGCTGTCTGTGCGGTTATTTGTGTGTTGTAAAAGCGCAGTAGTAACATAGTATGTTAACTGGTCATCAGTAAAGTACCTATAAACATTTCCGGTAACAGTTAAAACGTGCCCTGCTACAGGGGCAGTTACTGTGTGGATAGCTCCAAAAATAGGCTCAACAGTGTAAGTAGTTGGATTAGTAAGTACTGTGCTGTTATCTTTAACCATCAATGTGGTTGTATCAAGTGGCTTATAGCCAGTGACAAAGTCTTTAGTAACGCCATCAGCAGTAAAAGTTTTAGTAAACTGTCGAGATTGGTCGTTTAGTTCAACACGAACCCTTGATAAAAGGTCTGCTAATACAGCCATAATGAGCCCAACCTAACAAAAATTATTCACTTCTATGATGACTTATAACTTACAAAAAGTCTGGATAAACGAAACAGCGGGCACTAAGCCCGCTGCCCCGTCTAAAGTAAATCTTAGAATCGCTGTGAAACGTAACCTTTTAGTTCAAGGTGAGCAGCAATTTCTGGAGTAACTTCGTACTTTTGTCCAGCCTTAAAGCTGTAGTAGTTTCCAGCACCAAACGTCATAGACTCAATAGTATCCGACACGCGGATAGTTACTGTGGAGTTCTGTTCTTTGCTCTTAACCACTTCATCAACTACGATTGGCTGAGCACGATTCGGCTCTGTAGCGTTAATTACTTCCGTCTCTACTTTAATAGCAGCTTCGGCAGTAGCCATTGCAGGTTCGCTTGTGCGACTTGCTTGGTCATCTAACTGCTGTGCGACGAGGGCATCTCTTTGGCGACCAGTAAAGTCAGCCGGTTTTTTTTGTGTTGCCACGGGGTATTCTCCTAATTAGTGTCTCGGTATTGCGGGGGGTTGTAAAAGGGGGGCCATTGCTGACCCCCCTAGCACAATTAGTTTGTTGAGGCTACGATTACAGCCTGGTCAGTAATTAGACCAAGACCGAAGATCGAGTACCATGCTAGTGCGTGCTCACGACCGAAGTCTAGAATACCACCATCACGAAGCTCAACTGGAAGTGAGATAGCGTGACCGAATGCGTTGTCTCCGATGAAGATAGCGTCATAGCGGTCTGAGTTACCGTTACCGGTGTATTCAGCAGGGCTAATGTAACCACCACCAGCAGCTGGAGTAGGGTTGGAAACAGCTGTATCAGCAGACCAACTTGTACCGGCACCGTTAGTTACCTTACGAACCTGGGTTGTTTCGATGAATACGGTGTCGTATAGACG